ATGTATGACTTAACCGACTTGTTATCGTCGGCATTTAAAACCACAACATCATCTCTGCCCGTCATTACTACATATTTGTTCATTTGAAAATATTCCTTTCACTGTTATTTTCTGTTTTGCGTGTCCCTTGCATTCTTTGGCGAATGCGTTAATCATCGGAAATACTTCTCTGTGGAAATATTCTTCCGTTTTCTCATTCTCTGTTTTTGCTTTTCTTTTTAGCATTTTTTATGTCCCTTTCTGCCAATTTCCAACTTATGATTAGTCCGATACCGAAACTTATCAACGCAATTCCTATTGTGTTCATTTGTTTACCTCATTTCTCTTACCTCACAGGCACACAGGAGCCGTCCGCAAAAGGATTAAAACTCTTAGGGAAAGTCTGACTATTTTACGGATAACACGCGGACAGCCCTTGTCTGCCTGCAAGGTGTTTGATTATGCTTTACGCATACTTATAGCTGTTTGCGTGTTCTGTTTCACGCCATTTTTCATATGCCTTGACATCTATGTACCATTTGTGACCTTGTTTATATGCCGGGAAATTCTTAGTATGTATCCAACGTAATATCGTAGTTTCCGGGATACAATACATTTCACGGAAAGTCTTTAGGTCGACTTGTTTTACTTCTACCATTGCTTTTCACCTACTTTCTATCTCTTATTGTAAAATTCTTCATATTGTGCTATAATCATCTCAAAGGAGTTGATTATCAATGAACTATATACAGAAAAATTTTCACGATTTATTTAATGCTGCTAACGAACTGAATTGTACTTATCAAAAACCTGCACAATGTCCGCATTGTGGCATATGTTGTGACCCTTTAATTTTAGGAAGTACTTTCATTTCGCCTTTTACAGCAAAACCGCCGCAGTTTGTGTTTTTAATCTTCCAATGTACCGCTTGTAAAAAACTTTTTACTGCTACATACGAAGTCACAAACGGCAAATCTCATATTTGCTGTATGACACCATTTAAACCATCTGCATTCTCTGATGAACTCATTGAAAAAATATCGCCAAGGTTTATTGAAGTTTATAATCAAGCTCTTCGTGCTAAAGATAATAAGGACCTTAACTTAGCCGCTATTGGTTATCGTTCAGCACTTGAAATTCTTATAAAAGATTATGCTATAAATGAACTGAATGAACCACCCGAAAAAGTTATTAAATTAAAACTCTTTGAGGCTATTTCTAATTATTTACCTGAAAATATGTTAAGTACTGCTGACGTTGTACGAATATTAGGTAACGACCATACCCATTATGAACGTAAATACCCCGAACTTGATTTTAATTTACTCCAAAAATATATGGATATTTTTATAAATTTAGTTCAAACAAAATTACTTATTGCAAACCCTCCTGTTTCTCGTTGACTATAGGTGTAAAATTCAAATCTTGTACCATACAGGCTAAGTCGTTTGAAAGCGACTTAGCTTTATTTATTACTTCAACTAAATCATTCGCTTTTCCTAACGCTTTTTCTAATGACTCTGTATTCAATGTTACTGATATTTTAATTGTTTTTTCTTCTTCCATTCTCCTACTTCCTTTCCGCCTCGTTAGGCTGATTTTTTCTTTGGCTTTATGAACTCTGACGCAGGAACGCCTAAAGCCTGTACAATAAGTTCAAACTCGTCACATTCAAACTTTCGACCGCCTCTTAATATTAAACTAAGGGTTGTTTCTGGAATTTTGGTTTCCTTTGACAATTCCTTTTGAGTAATATTGTGTTTGTCGAGATAAACTTTTACTCTTTCGTGTACTTTCATTATATCACCTCGTTTCTGAATTTCTGGATTTTACTATATTATAATCCTATTTATCTGAATTGTCAAGTGTTTTTAGTATAAAATTTCAGAATTTCTGAAATTAGCTATTTACAAATTTATTTTTTTGTGCTATTATGGATACATAAGAGAGGAGGTTTTAAAAATGCTTACATTTGGTGAGAAGTTAAAACAGGCTCGTATATCAAAAAAACTTACGCAGAAACAATTAAGTGACAAACTTGATGTTTCTAATACTGTTATAAGTAACTGGGAGAAAAACATAAATCGTCCCGATGTAGATATTTTAGAGGTAATGTGTGGTATATTGGATATTGAGCCTAATTCACTTTTTAATGTAAAAAACAATGACAATAGCACGTATTCTTTAGTAGAAAAAAAATTAGTATCTGATTATAGAAGATTAGACGATCACGGCAAAAAAGCCGTAAATGTTATAATGAATGTTGAATTAGAACGTATTGATAAAATCGCTACCGGACCAAATTACGATAACATCATACCAATTAAAAAATACCAAGTACCTTATTACGATATGCCCGTATCAGCGGGAACGGGCAACCCGTTGGACGAAGAATATCCCGAAAAGGTTGACCTTGTGGAGCAACCGCCAAAGGGTACAGATTTTATTGTCCGTGTATCGGGTGACAGTATGGAGCCAACATATCACGACGGCGATAAGTTATTCGTCAAAGAACAGCCAAGTATTGAAATCGGTGAAATCGGGATATTTGTTGTGGACGGTAACGCATACGTTAAGGAATTAGGTGTTGACAGATTAATTTCACATAATGAAAAATATTCCGATATAATCATTAATGAATATATCAGAAACAAATGTTGCGGTAAAGTTTTGGGTATTTGTGAAGAAACATTCTAAAATCGCATTAAAAATACAAAAAACGTAACAAAATGTATCAAAATCGTAATTAATTTATTAAAATAGTCGATTTTTAATAAATTGCAAATAAAAAATCCTCTGCCTGTTGGAGCAGACAGAGGAAAAAGAATAAAGTGCATTTATACACAATATCCCCACAAGTAATATTGTATCATAAATGCACTCTGTTTTCAATGCAAAAATCAAAGAAAAGGAGTGTTATTTTTTATGGCTAAATATAAGAAACGTCCTGACGGACGATATGCAACAAGTACGATTGTCGGCTACACTGACGATGGAAAACCAAAACGTAAAACATTATACGGTCGCACAATTATGGAGCTTGACAAAAAAGTAGCTGAGTTTAAAAGCTTGCAGAACAAAGGTATTATAATAAATGACGAGGGAATGACCGTAGAGCAGTGGGGCAAGAAGTGGTTAGAGCTTTACAAAGCTGACAAGGCATACAACACTTATTTAATGTACCAAAACGCACTAAATACGCATATTATCCCCAACTTAGGCAATATTCGTTTAAATGCGTTGAAATCGCATCACATACAGGAATTATTAAACAGTATTATTCGTGACGGACATCATCGTACTGCGGAAATAGTTAAAATCACAATAAAACAGATTATTCAACAAGCTAT